GCTGACCGCTCTCGTTAAAGACACGCAGTCCAAATAGCGCCATTGATTACCCCAGATAGCCGAGACGAACACGCAGCACGTTGTTGGCGTCGTAGACCGAGACGTTCAGTGAGTTGATCACCAGACGACCTTGCCCTGGAACGATGCCGTTTATTTCAAGCGTGCCGTCTTTGTTCAGGATCCAGCCTTGCTGGCCGGGGATGTAGTTGGTGGAGCTGATGTAGCTTCCGATCTTGGCGTTGGTGATCGTTCCGTCTTGAATGAACGCCGAGTTCATGAACACCTGACCACCCTGCACTGCAAACGGAACCGCGATGGCACCGCCTGCGATGGTGTTGACAATGGCGAACCGGTCGGCGCTGACTAGGAATTGGCTCTGAAGGCCCGCTGGGCCGTTTTCGATTCCAAGGCCAACACCCGTGGTGATGTACTGCCCTGTACCCGAGTTGTATTGCACCTTCACCGACCAGCTCGCGGTGATTTTTCCATTCACGTCATTGACGATCGACGTGTTCTGCTCAATCGCCGCCTCTTGATTTCCGACCGTTGTGCTCAGCTGGGTCAGTTGCTGAGCTGTTGCCTGCTGGTTAGTAACAACAACTTGCTCGAGCTCGGTAATGTTCGCCTCGTTCTCACCAATCTTCGCGTCGAAGGTCGTCACACGCCTTGCCATTGCCTCGTTCTCGGAGGCTCTAACCTTCGATTCGGAAGCGATCGCCGCAGTGCTGGTGTAGCTTTTGATCGCGTCCGCGAGATCGCCAGCGCCGTCATCGTCTCGGGAGGAGGCGCGAAGGGCCTCGAAGGCCGTGGCTTGGGCCGTGACCTCGCCGTCGAGTTCGATGATCTCGGCGGTGTTGGTCGCGACCTGCTGGGCCAGACCGTTCGCAGTCTCAACGGTCTGGCCAACGTCGAGCCAGTAGAACGGGTTCGGCGGTGGGGCTTCGATAGGCACCGGGCCGGTGGCTTGGTAGATCCGCTTGCCCTGCACCACCAGGTCGTACTCTTCGTAGGTGGATTCAGGGTCGTAGCCTTTCAGGCCGTCGAGTGCATCGATTTGATCCTGAAGGCCGGGTATCTTGTCGATTTCATCAGCGAGCTCCTGCCCCAGCTCCGTCTTCGTGATTTTCCCAGCGAGAGCGGCCAGGTATGCCGAGACATCGTTCGAGGTCTGCGCGGGCACGTAGAGAAACGAGCTTTTCCCGTACGCATTGGAGGAGCGGACGAAATAGTAATAGTTCGTCCAGAACCCCAGCCCAGTGTGCGTGAAAGAAAGCCCCTGCCCCAAGTACTCGGCGTCATCCGAAGTCGCAGTCGGCGAAGTGCTGAAGAAGTACTCGTACGTGCCGCCGTTCAGCCCGTTCTGCGAGTTGCTCGGAATCAGCACGATGTTGTCGATCGAGGACTGCACCACACAGCTTTCCGGAATGGGCGGGCCGTTGATGCTGACGGTGATCGTCACCTCTCCTGATCGCGCCATGGGGCCAGCGGCCGCCACACTCATGGTGTAGTTGCCGGACGGCAAGCCATTGATGGCACATTCCGTCGATGTCGCAGGCACGTTGTGCGACTGAATCGCGGTGGTGCCCTGCCGAACGATGACGATGTACTCCTTGACCACGCCAGCAGGAGGAGTCCACGACAGAACGCCCTGCGTCACCTCGGCCGTGGTGTCCTGCGTCCACGCGAGATTCGTTGGCGTCCCCAGCCCGCCGGATGGCAGATTGATGAAGCCAATCGGGTTGTACGGCTGACCGACGGCGTCGTCGAAGATCGCAGGCTCGTACTGTTTGACCTGAACCGTGCAGCCCTCGCGATCGCCCATCGACCAGTCGGAGACGATGAACTCGCCATGGATGTTCAGCGACGGCAGGTTCACCCGAACCACGCGACCCGGCCGGCAGTTGTAGCCGGCAAAGTTCATCGGGATGCTGATAGCGCCACCGGCGCGGCGGCGGCGCAGTTCCATGTTCGCCAAGCGCTGCGCCTGGTAGGGGTCGGTGACATACGAATAGGTCAGCGTCTCCGCCGCCTCACCGCCGTCCTCAACAATCCATTCGGCTACGCTGACTTCCGGGTAATCCGTCTCGGTCCACGACTGCTCCGGATCTATGAAGGTGCCGCGTACGGTATTGATCGCGGTGTCATTCGTTGGCTCGGTGCTGCCGGTGACTGTGCCGATCACCATGTCCTCGGTGATCTCGAAGTCGTAAGGGCCGTAATAGGCTCCAGCCTGGAACATCCAGCGGCCACCAACTCGAATCAGATGCCCACCAGACGCCGCTTCCAGCTTCTGCAGAACACCGGTGCGCTGCTCGTCCGCGCCGATCACGCAGCCGGTGCGATACCGCTGGCTCGTCGAGCCGTCGGCGTTGGTTACGCCTTCATCGCAGACGTTGGCAGCGCTGGCAAAGGTCTCGAAAACGATTTCATCGTCCGGCACGTTGCAGCGGTTGCGCAGGAACCAGAGCAGGTGGAGCGCAGTGTTTGCGCTGTAACCAGCCGCCCCGGTGCGCGGATCGTAAATATCATTCCGCCCACGAACCACAAAGCGTGTATCGGGAATGCCCGATGGAAACTTCTCTGCGCTGTAACGGAGGGAAACCCGCACATAGGACAGGCCGCGACCGATCTGCGAGTCTTTCCAGTCGGGGCAGTTTGTCTTCAGGAAAGCGTTCACCTGAGTCGGATTGACGACCAGCTCATAGCTGGCCAACGGGCCGAACGCGCCGATCTCCTCCTCGCCGAGGTAGATGTTTTCGAGCGCATCGATTGCACCCTCACACAGCACGTACACCAGGTGCAGCCATTCGCCCTCACCCTGATCGCCGGACTGCTCTTGCGCCCACACCAGGACGCCGCCAGTGGAGACGCGGCCGAGGATGAAGCGCACCGGTGCTTTTGAGGACCGCACGGTCTGGGCAGACGGCTCGTTGTCGCGCAGGGGCGACTTGGTGTTGAGCTTTTCCTGCTGCTCGGCGGCGTAAAAGGCAAGCGCTGCGCCAGCGACCGCGCCCCATGGTCCGCCCTGAGCAAAACCAACCACCGCGCCAATGACGACCGATGCGAGTTTTTTAACGCCGCCGCTCATTCAATTCTCCACGCGGCCAGTGGCTCGCACTCAACCCGGGCCGCGCCGTCATCGGTCGCCGCCCAGTAATCTCCAGCCCAGAACACGGCCATGCTTCGGCCGCCGGGCGCGTCGTACAGCACGACGTCACCGCGCTGGATGAATGGCAGTGGCACCCGGGCAAAGTGGGTGTCCCAGGCCGCCTCGAGGCTGCCGTGCTGCTTCTTCAGCTGCCGCTTGGCGCCGGTTTCCGTCGTGTACTTGCCCCGGTAGTTCTCCGCCGGATCAACGCCACACACCGACACCGTGCAGTCGGCGGCGAACAGGCAACAGTCAAATTCGCCCCATGAAAAAGGCCGCTCTTGGGCGGCCTTGATCGTTTCGTTCAGACGGGTTGTCCAGTCTCGGTAGCGCATGGCTAGCTTCCATAGGTGAATGTCGGTGCGTCCTTCTTCGAGCCCCAGTAAATGGGCCACTCGGACATTTGGGCGATGGCGTAGAAGAACCGGTCGCCCTGATGGCGGGCGCGGTGATTTTCGTCGGTGAATCGTTCGGTACCGGTGCGGCTCCACTCGGCCATGCGATCGATAACCGGGACGGTGATGCTGTTGCCGTCCTCGCCATTGCCTGCGAAGGAGAACTTCGCCGCATCCATCCGGCCAGAAAACAGAATGTCCGCCGCGTAGTTGCCGGCCTCGTCGAACACCACGAACATGACTTTGGCCATCCGCCCACGGCAGCCTCGGACATTGGTTTCCGAAAGGATGTAGGCGTCCAAGCCGCTGAGGGTCAGCTCGACCGACATTGGCGACCCTGAGTTGTCGCTCTCCTGCGACTGGCTCACCTGGCCGAAATTGCCCACGCCGAGGTACGTGATGCCGTCGATCACCAGATCACCGGTACCTGTGTGCGCGAAGACCATGCCGTCGACGAAGTCGAGCTGTACGGCATACACCGGCATGAAGCAGCCGGTCGCGATGATGTTCACCACGTTCTGGCTGAACGGGAATGCTGATGGCATCAGAACGCCTCCCTGAATTGGTAGCTGCCGTTGGCGATCACCGGCTTTACGGACATTGCCCAGGTATCGGTGGTCATGCGCATTTCGGAATATGGGTTGAGGTACTCGACGGCGGTACCGGCCGTGAGCGTCCTGCGGATCCGCTTGTTGAGCGAAACCGTCACCCTGCCCTGCGCATTCGCTGATGCCGCATCTGTAACCTCGAACATTTCGCCAGCGATGGTGATGTAGTCGCCAGCAGCGAACACAACAGCATTCGCCGGGGCGCCGCCGATGACCATCGACCGCGCTTGCGCGTTGCCGGTGACCACTGAGAGCGCGCCGACGCTGTTGGTGCGCCGGCGGGTAAAGGCCGGAAGGTTGAAGGTGCCGAACATCCCATCCAGTCGCCCGAGAAACGCCGACAGCTCGCGCTCTTGGGCTCTGGTCAGTAGTCCGAAGGTCAAGGTGCACTGCCAGTAAGCGCCCGGGTAGCCGACGATCTGCTGGGCATTCGAGAGCGTCGAGGTGAACGCCCTGCTGTTGTTGACGATGCCCCACGTCATTTCTGACGGGCGCAGCGAAGCCGGCCACGTGAGAGCCATGCAGTACTCCTTAAATTGCTTAGCGCCGCGCGATCAGCTGGCGGATGGTTCCGTTCATTTTCAGGTCACGCACGACCAGCTCGTAGCCGCCCTTGGCACCCTGCATTGCCGCCTCGCGCACCATGTTGACGGTCGCGTCATCTGGTGTGCCTTGGAAGCTGAAGCTCTGCTGGATGGCAGGCGCAGCGGAAGGGCTCGACGAGATCGGTACGACATTGGAGGTCGATGCCGCAGCGGTGGCGCCAACGTAGCCGCCATCTGCGTAGCCTTTGGCGTTCGCGTTCATGCGCTCGAGGAATTCCCGAGCGCCCGGCTGGCTCACCGCTTCCTTGCGGACCACGAACTCGCCGCCGTGCACAACGCCCTTCGGTTCGAACTTGCCACCGTCGCCGGTATAGCCGCCGTCAGAGAAACCGAACTTCGAGCTGTATCCGGCTGCAGATGCTCCGAGACTGGAGGACGTCGCGCCCGCCGATCCGGCCGCGAGGCCGTTGCCGGCAGCAGCGCCACCGGCGGTCAGCCCGCTGAAGATCGTGCCGAAGATGCCCACCGCCGCCTGTCGCACCTGGATGCGGATCAGGTCAGCGATGATGCCGTCCGCCAGATCCTTGAACGACAATTTCCCAGTCTTCACAAACTGGATGATGCCGTCTTCCATGTTGCTGAAGGCGTTGGTGAATAGGTTGCGGGTCTGGCCGGCGACGTCAGCGGCCTCATCGGCGTAGGTCTGAAATGCGGAGGAAGCCCCGAGCGACCAATCAGACTGTGCCTTGTCGAGCTGATTGTAATAGTCCTGCTGATTGACCAGTCGCACGGCCAATTGCTCGCGCAAGGCTTCGGTCTGCCGGACGTAATCGTTCTGGGTTATATCCCCGCTGGTTCGCTGCGCCGCCAAAGCCTTCAGATCATTTTCGTACTGCTGCCTGATCTGCATTTCCTGCTGAAGCCGCTCGCGCGTTTTGTCGCTCGATCCGAGCCCCGCGAGATCCATGTCATAGCCATTTTTCTGCGTAAGCGTCTGGCTCTGTTGGGCCGACAGGAACGCGTTGAATTTGGCATCCGCCTCATTTGCTGCCTGTATCTTTTTCAGCGCATCAAGCTCGTCCGCTTTCCCGCGCAAGTAGGCCTTTTGCTGTTGAGTAAGACCGGCCAGCTTTCCGCTCTCCAGCTCGAAGGCCAGTTTCGTGGCTTCAGACGCCTCTTTTTGCTTGTCTGTGGTGACATTTATCAGCTGGATCTGGCGCTGATAATCCTCACCAGCAGTATCGAATGCACGCTGCGTAGCATTTCGGGCTTGCTCACTGGTCTGGGCAGCCTTTTTTGTTGCTTCCTCTGCTGAGGCTTTGGCGTCTTTCTCTTTGGCGTACTGAAGTAGGAGTTTCTGCTGAGCCGGCAACAGTTTGCCCAGTTCGCCGTTTTCGATTGCATAGCGGACTTTCGCGGCCTCGGTATTCTCGCCTTGGAGCGCCGCCTGCTTCTTGAGGGTTTCGAGCATCTTCTCGTAGGCAGGATTCACCGCTGCACCAGGTGCATCACCGGCTGGCTGCTGGGCGCCAAGGTCGGCCGCTGACTTCTGCATGCGGTTGCGTAATTCGGTGATGCTGCCGGCCTTCTTCTGCAGGTCAGCAATCGACTTGTCGAGCTCGTCGACGTCGTAGAATTTGAAGTTGTAAAACGCGGTATCGCCGGCTTTGCCCTTGATGAGCTTGGCTCGAATGTCAGCCAGGTCGCGCATCTCCGACATGGTCACGCTGAGCTCGTTATTCAGCCCGGCAATGGTTTGCTTGTCGTCGCGAAAGAAGTCCAAAAACTCGCCAGAGTTGAAACGATCCATCCCCTCCGAAAGTGCAAGCAGGCCTTTCGCGAACTTGCTGCTGGCAGTCGTCGCCTCGTCCAATTTTCCCACGGTGACTGTGAGGGAGTTGTTGAATGCGGTCATTGCCTGACCTGCGGTAACGCTCATGCTTGCGCTGAGTTCGTCTACCTTGGTTTTCTGGCTCTCCAGTGCGCGCACGACGCTTTCTGAGGTCAGCTTGCCCTCGGCGCCCATTGCCCGCAGCTGACCAATAGTGACCCCCAGCCCTCGAGCAATCGCTTGGGCGAGTGCCGGCGTCTGCTCCATGATGCTATTGAGCTCATCACCTCGGAGTGTTCCAGAGGCAAGAGCCTGTCCGAATTGCACAAGGGACGCCTCCGCCGCTTGGGCGCTGGCTCCGCTGAGGGCGACCGACTTGGCGACAGTCTCGGTGATGCTCGCCACGCGATCCAGCGACAGTCCGAGCTGCTTTCCGTTCTGAGCAATCCGCTGATATACCTGTGCGGTGCTTTCAAGTGCTTGACGCGAGTTCTGTGCGACCTGAAAAACGTCATTCTGAGCCTTGCTCAGCTGCTGGGCACCTTCAGTGACCAACCGGAGACGGTTGGTGATATTGGTGTACTCAGCAGCCGCCTGACTGATCTTCGTAATGCTAAACGCCGCGGCTAAAGGTGCTACGAGCCCAGACGCCATTGCGGAAAGAGATCGAAACTGACGCTCCATCCCTATGATTTGAGGGGTAGTAGCCTGGGCATTGTCACCGAGCTGCTGAATGGATCTGCTGGCCTTACTGAGCGCTGGATTAATGAGCAAACCCTGATCTTCAAGCTCGCCCAGAGCTTTCTTCGTATCGGCTGCTTTCTTCTCTGCATTGCGACTATCGATTTCAAGGACGAGGCGTGAGGTCTGGGTCATAGGGGTCTCCGGGCATAAAAAAACCCGCCGAAGCGGGTTCTTGTAGAAATTCTTTTATTCGGCGAGCGCCGGTAAATCTGCGTGACAGTGCTTACACTTGATCGCCTCTTTTTGGACCAGTTCAGCACAATAGGGGCACTTCCTGTAGCGCGCCGATACACCAAACTGCCTTGCAATGTCCTGACTCTTTTTATCGTCGATGCCGAGCGGCGGAAGAAACCAGAGTGCAATGAGCGCGAAGACGGAAAAGAAGAAGCCGAGAATCACCCAGCTCACGACGTCTCTGCCTTTTTGGTTGGCGTAATAGCCACTGAGCGCTGCAACGGCTATCCAGATGATGAGATATTCCATGACGCCTCCCTGAAGTAATGGCAGCAATCTACCACCATCCGCAGGAAGCACCAAAGCGGGCTGTACGAATGCCCAGTAACGCCAATGCTCGCCCTGATAGTAGCCTCTCGCCTTCACGCAACGGATAACCCCAGTCCTCCGCCTGCAAGCCCAAGGACTGGGATAGCGCCAATCTCGGCGCGCTTGACCTGGAGGTCGCATGAAAGACGGCAAGATAGATCCGCTAGATGGGATGAGCTCCCCTATAACGCTAGGAACATTATCCGCGCTTCTGGCAATGACACGTGTGATCCAAATCCTAGCGGGCAAAGAAAGCAAGATCATCGATAAGGTGATGGAGTCTATAGAGGCCCCTGCTGGCATAAGCGATCCGGAAGCCAGAAGAGTTTTCGAAGGCCCGGCAAAACAGATTATCGAAGTTGCGAAAGAGACTAGAAAGGCGATGCAAGAATTGCGCTGATCACATAGCTCATTCTGGTTTCAAAAGTCTTCATTTGGCGCTCACGGTGCAGCTTTTTTCGCACATTCTTGAGCGCCTTTTTTCTGCGTCTTAGGCTCATAGATTGTTTCTCCTTTCTGTATACCGGTAACGAATCATTCTTCACTACTCGCCAAGCACACCGCATCCAGCGCAAACATCACATCGTCAATCTCATCGCGCGGCAGTGGCGACGGGTGCGATTCCAGCCAGTCGGAGATCTCCCGGGCCGACAGTGGCAGCGGGAACGCCCCGGCCATGCCGGCGATGTACCGGCGCCCACGAGACACGTTTCGGTAAAGGTTCAGCAGGTAGGCCGTGATCGGATCGTTCTCGGGTTCATCCGGCACAGCCAGCCTCAGCCGCGCGTAGACCGCCCGGCGCTTTTCTCTTTCCCCGCCCCACTCTTGCTCCCATTCGAAGCGGCAGACGGCTTTCCCACTGACTCGGCTCGCTCCTCAGCGGCGTCTTTGGCGGCCGCATTGCCCTCGCGAAGGACGAAGACGAAGAACTCGATGTTGTTTTCCAGCAGCTCAGCAGCTACGGCCGGGCTGTACTTGATCGGATTGCCGTCGGCATCCAGCACACCTTCCCAGTCCTTCACGATGAAGTGGCTGAGCAAAATTGCGTGGTTTTGGTGCTCGGTCATTTCGCCGGCGACCACGCCCACCTGGCCCTCTTCAAACCGCGCGTCATTGCGCAGGATCCGGCGGCGCATGCGTTCAAGGGCGACTTGATATTCAGGGTTGTCGATGCTGGCGAGCAGGATCTTGGTGTCTTCGTCGAACTTCGCCCAGCGCTCACCGGCGATCGCCGGCTTCTTCTTGCCCAGTTGCAGAGCCATTTCAATTCCTCAACGCCACGCCAATAAAAGGGCTCCCCCGGCCGGCGTTTGAACCGAGAGAGCCAAAAGGGTTTACGGGGTTGGATCAACCGCTTCGCGGGTGATGGTCGGGCTGAGCTTGGCGACGGTGTAGTTCAGCGTGACCTCGATCAGGTCGCGCTTGCCACCGTTCGGCAGCTCGCCGTCCACTTCCACGGCTGGGAAGTTGAACGTGTACTTGTTGCCCAGCGAGTCGGTGATCGGAAAGACAACTGCGATCGGCGTCCGGGTGAAGGTGTTCTTCCAGATCTCCCAGGCGCGCTTCGACCAGGCCAGCGTGATGCTGCCGGTGACCGCCGCCTCGGTGGCAATGTGCGCGCCCGGTCCCAGACGATCGGAGCCAAGGCAGCGCTGAGTCTGCAGGCTGTTGTCCAGATTCACGGTCATGGCCGAGACACAGGCCACGCCTTCCAGCGACTGGCCATTCACTAGGATCGTGCCGACGTTGTTGTTCGACAGGAACGGGGTGGTGGTCGGCGCATTCGGCGAAACGACAATCGGGATGTCGCCGTCGGTGTAGTCCAGGCACGCCATGTTGAACGTGGCGGTCACCTTGCCTTCTGACGGGATATCGAGCGCGAAGGTCGAGACGTGCGCGCCCTTGAACACGCCATAGACGCCGACGTCGTTGTAGCCCTTGGCGATGCTGAAGGTGTGGCGGGTATCGCCTACGCGGAGCACGTCAGCCGTCCACACGCCGTAGAAGGCAGCTTCGAGCAGTTGGTCGAACGAGCCGAACGAGAACTCGGCCGTCAGATCGCCGCCGATATCGATGCTGGTGGCCACCGAGCCTTGGCTCAGGCGGGTGTCGGTGATCTCGTCGCTGACTTCGGTATTGACGGTTGGGGTCAGCGCGTTGCCGGTGAGGCGCAGCGTGTCCCAGGTACCGGTGGGAGTAACGCCGGGCGTCACCTCCGCAATGATGTGGCTTACAACTTTTGCGCCAGAGCTCATTGGAGCCTCCTATTCGCGGGCATAAAAAAACCCGCTCGAGGCGGGGTTGGCTGGCCCAATGGGCTGATTATTTCTGGTCGAATCCGACAGGACCGCCACAGCACATGCAGTTGATGCGGAACCGGTCAGCGTTCACCAGGAGCTGCGAAGCGATGCCCAGCCCCATGCCGGCAGCCACATACTTTCCGTTGCGCAGTTCCATTTTCAGCGACCAGTTCGTCGCGATTTTATTATTGATCGAGGCTTCCTTGATGAGCGCTTCGTTGACGTAGACCGCGCCATCCACCACCACGAACGGTTGGGACTTTTCGTCCACATCTAGATCGCCGATACGAACACGCAGCACTCCATCGTGAAAGATCCTGATCTCACCACCGACAATGCCGATCCGTGTTCCTGCTACCTTCGATTTCTGGATGCGGGCGTCGGCCTCTTCCTGAGTTTCCGGTCGAACGTAGGTCAGCGTGGTGCGATAGTCCGAACCGTCACGATCAAACGAGAAGTCCTCGGTCTTAAACTCAGCACTATCGCGAAACTCAGCCGGGATCTTCGCCAGCTCCGCGCCGATGAATGCGTAGCGCTCGATGCCGTTGGCCGGCAGCTCGCTGTCTGGCCACTCGCCTGCCGTGATGGCGATAGGGCACGGATCAGGCTGTCGCCCCATGGAAGAGCTTGGGTAGTTGACCTCCAATTCATTGGTGTCCTTGTTGAGCTTCCATCCGGAGACGCCCGGCACGTAATCTGCGCTTTGCATTTTCCCTCTCAGCCGGCGCGAAACCGGATGTTGACGTTGATTTGGTAGAAGCCCTCGAACTCGCCGGCGACCACTTGGCTGGCTTCCATGCATTCGAGGTCGCCGGACATCCAGTAGGCGAAGTGCGCTTCGAGCGCGTCGGCCAGTTCGTTGATGGCTTTGGTCCCGGTTCGCTCGCGGGCGAAGCACTGAATGCTGATCTGCCCGGGCTTGCGGGTATGCGGTCGGTCGGCCATGCCAGCCATGAATGCCGAGCCGTACTGGATATTCAGGCGGCACCAGAGGCCGGTCGCCGGCGGCGTGAAAACTTCCGGCTGGTTCGGGTAATCGATCCGCGCTTGGTCAATACCGGTGAAGGCCACCATGCGCGCGGTGATGAGCGCTCTGATCTGCTCGAAGGTCATCGAAAGTCCTCCGACACACCGATGAAGGTTATGCCGTAGATGCCTGCCGGAGCTTGGCCCGAGTGACCATTCTCCAAGCGTTCGGCATATGGCAGGTTGTTCTGGATGTAGACGACGGTGTAAGGCTTGAGCGCTGACAACGCGGCAATCCCTTCCGCCCTAGTCTCGGCCCCATCCTTGTCCACCTCGAGGGTGGTGGAGAACACCGGTGCGCCGATGCTGACGATGTTGTTCCGCCGAAAGCGTCCGGTATCGACGGGCGATCGACTGATGATTTCTCCATGCATCGCCGTCGCGATAGCGCGGACTCGCTCAACCAGTGCATCCTCAACCTCATCCATGAATAGTGAAGGCGGAACACTCCAGCCCTTCGCCATCAGACGGCCCTCAGTTGGAGTTGATAGTGGACCTTGGCCGGGTCAGTTTTCACCGGCAGTAGGTCGAAGGTTTTCAACTCCCCAGTGATGGGGTCTTTCGCGGTGATCTTGTGGCCAGCGCTCGGCAGATCCGTGACTTCATTGGTCAGCACGATCAGCAGCGAGTCAGTCGAAAGTATGTTGACGTTATCGATCTGCTCGAGCTTGTAACGGGTGAGGACACCCCGACCGGTGTAGGTCACCGTCTGTGCGGTCGTTTCCTCGGTGACTGGGTCGTATACACCCGGTCCGAGGTACGTCCCCGTGAAATCGGTCATTACTTCGGCAAACGCCGTGTCGAACAGCGCCCCGAAGGATGACTGCATGGTATCTCTTAGGCCCATGAGCCCTCCTGCTGCCGAATCGGCACCATTGAGTATTCAGCGATACAGCGGCATCGCGCTCGCTCGGTGAGAGGCGCGCCAAGCGATGAGTCGCATGGAAACATCAGCATTGCGCCGCGCTGGGTGATGAATGGCTGATCGGCTTGGACTGTTTGTCCATCTGTCGCGGCGTGACTGTCGCGCACCTTCTCATCTCGGCGAGAGCGCCAGGTCTTTATGAAGGTCAGGCGGCCCTTGCTGCGCTCGACGATCTGTCGCCATGCCTGATCGCGGCCCTCATTGAAGGCTTCTGCAACATACGTCTGGGCGATCATCTCAGCCTGAGTTGCCAGAAGCCTGTCAGCGTAACGGCCGACGATCTTGCTCACGTCTTCGGCCTTGAGTGTCCGGCCTTCTCTGATGGCAGATTCGACCGTTGCGTCAAAGCGGCGATCACGCCGAACTCGAAGCAAGTATTTTTTCATTTCGGTTGCGTTGCCGCTGAGCAGTTGCGTCCTCGCGTTGGCCACGCTCTCGGCGAAGTTTCCGCTGAGCCCCACAACTCCGCCCGAGCGCTTGCCTGTTTGCTTGCTGATCCGGCCGATCAAATCGAGTGCAGTTTTGCGCGACGACTGCCCACTGGCTTGGCCGGCATGCAAGATCGCGCGAACCGCCCTCGCCTCATCAATCGCGGCCTGATCCTGCAGCGAGCGAGCCTGCCCCGACAAGAACGACGAAACGTCAGGTGCATGAAGATCCAGATCCTTCGACAGCCCGGGAGCCTTGATCCCTTTTGCCTCGGTTTTTGCGCCCTTGAGGTATGCGGCGCGGATCAACTCCATAAGGCCGGCGAAGAGGCCGATCGGAAGCAGCGCCGCTACCTTGTCTTCGTCACCATCATCGATCGCCCTCTCGATCTCCGCCAATGTTGCTGCGCTGACCGTGTCGGCGATCTGATTCAGATAGGCACGCTGCGCGGCAGGCTCCATGCCTTGTATGGCGAGAATCGCTTCTGATGCGTTCATACGACGAACACCGCGACTCCGCACGCAGTCTTGCAGCCCAGCAGAGGAGCAACCAGCTCGTCGACCACTGTTATGACTGGTCGGGTTGGCACCCCGCCGGAGCCGGGCGCGGCCGACTGGTACTCGATTTCCAAAACGTCGACCTTCTGCCGCTTGATAGCGTTGGTAGCGACGTAGTCCGGGCTTAGGCTGCCCGGTGCGGCGATCTCTCGCAGCGCCGCCTCATACGTCGCCTGCTCGATCTCCGTCGGGACCTCATCGGCAGGGATCGCACTACCTTCGTTGTCCGTTGCTCCGGTGCGCGGCCACTGCAACGCTTGCGCCCTTCCACCGGTCTTGCTCCCGGAGAAAAGCGATTCCCAGCGACCGCAGGCGTTCTGGAACTGGTATTTGCCATCAATGTAAGCCGATGCCCGGATCAGCGCGGCCTGCTTCGCCAGGTCATCGCCGGCCCACGCGGCATTCGCGCGCGCAGCGTGATAGGCGTCGGCAGCTGCGACGGTTCCGTAAAAGTCTGGCATCGGGATATCTCGAATAGGTGGAGCGTCATGCGCTCCGGTTTTGCGGGGTGTTATGCCTTGGCGGCGGCCAGTGCAGCTTGCAGGGCTTCCAGATTTGCTTCGGCGTCGAACTCAACGTTCAGCGCCTTCAGCTCGTCGATGACCTTCTTCTTTTCGGCAGCGGCAGCAGCCTCGGCTTCTTCCAGCTTCTTGCGCAGGGTTTCGACTTTGCTGTTGCCAGCGGCATCGATGCCAAGTGCCTTCAGCTTGGCGAGCAGTTCGGCCTTTTCTTCACCGTCGGCGGTAGGCGCCTTGCCATCGACGCTCATGAAGGCGAGACGCGATGCGCCTTTGTGCCCTTCTGGCGTCAGGTCAAGGTCTTGCGTCTCACCAGGAAGAACATAAACAACGCCAGCCGTGGTGTGCACGCCCTGAAGCGCCTTCGAGTTGTTGGTCACTTTCATGTCGACCTCCTATCAGGCTGCTGGTGGGGTGATTTCGTCGAGGTACGCCACGGCGCCCGGCAGACGAATCTCGGTGCCGCCGGTACGCGCGATGATGCCGGTCTCGAAACCCATGATGGACTTCTGACGCGGAGCCAGAACGCGGCGCGGCATTGGCAGGTGGAAGCGAACCACCTCCGGATCCTTCCGGTACGCAACCAGGCGACCACCACCATCAGCGGAAGCATTGCGGGCCTCGCGCAGGGGCGCGATGTCCAGCGGCTGATTGGTCTCTGCCGTGTAGATGTTGTTCTTGCGCAGGTAGTCCAGCACGGTCATGAAGCCATCACCAGCACCCATGCGACGAGTCGCAATGTGACGGAAGGCGTCGGGCGGAAGACGCAGCGTGTCGGCCCATTCAACCTCACCAGTGTTGGTGCGGATGCTACCCAGAACACCGTTGACGTCGTCCAGGATCTGATCCGGCGTTTTATTTGGCCAGAACGTCGAGCTGCCGGTACCGGTCGAAGCAGCGTCGACGCGGGAAACGTTGCCGTCGTTCAGCAGGCCGGTCCAGCGCTTTTCGGTGCTGCCGACGAATGCGATGGAGTTCAGCAGGCGCTCAACCTTGTCAGCGGCGGAATCCGCCTTAGTGCCGCTCAGGTTGATGCCGTACAGCTGTGCCTGGTTCACCTCTTCCAGATTCCACTCCCAGCCGGAGCCGATCATCGCGAAGTCGTGCGATGCCTGATCGTGGGTCGCTGAGTTGAACGGCATATCCGTGCCGGATCCGGACAAGAACTTCGCTTCGCCGGCGGTATCGACGGTGAAGAAGGTGGTGCCGATGGCCCACGGCGCGCCCTCGGTCACAACCGGGATGCTTGCCGCATAGTTGAACGCTGGGTAACGGCGCGTGTAGATGCGGGTTTCGATGTTCCGGCCTTGGGCCAGAACAAACGGGAACGCCGACTGAGCGTCTTCAAAGACTTGAGGCATGTTAAGCGCTCCGATGTTTGAGGGAGATTTCGACGATGTCGCCGTTCGCACCGGTGGTGTCGAAGAAGGCGCCCGGGATGAGCACAGCGCCAGCGGCAGCAGTGGTCACGTAGCGATTGGTGGCGGCGACGTAGTACACGTCGTCACCTGGCACCACCGCAGCGCCGGCAGTGACATACATCTGGCCGTCGGTCATGAAGGCGCCGGTGAAGTCCTGCGGATAGCCGTCGATGAGCGTGGAGCCGGTAGCAACCGGTGGAACCGCAGCGCTCAGCACGGCCAGCCCGAGGAACAGAGTGCCGGTGGCAGCGATCTTGTGATCGTTGCCTGCACCCGCAACGCGGAAGCCCGGTGCCCCGAAGACAATGCCCTCGGCGTTCGAGACGGTGCGGCTGATCTTGTTGCACTTCTCTTCGTTGGCGACCAGGCCGGGCACGCCCTTGGCTGGAGCGCTGGTGTACGTGGTTTGGTAAGTAGCCATTGCTGTGCTCCTTATGCCTTCGGCAGGTGGGCGGTTTGCATGTCGGCAATCATCTGCAGACGCGCTTTTTCCGATTCATCGCCGACGGTCTTGCCGTCCTGCTGAATCATGTGTTTGCGGAACGGGTCGCCGGCCGGATCTTTGGCGGCGTCTTCGACCAGAATCTCGAAGCGCGCGTCGATGTAGGCGTCAGCTTTGCCGGCGACGGCCGCATCACCCAGTTTGGCGACCACGACAGCCTTGCGGATGTCGGCATCGGTCTTGCCGGTGTAGTCGGCATCGGCGATGGCTTTGGCCTTGCTGATCAGGTCGGCGCGGGCGGTGACGCGCTTATCGATATCGGCGTCGCTGAGCTGCTTGGCCTTGAGGGCGTCGATCTCGGCGTCTTTCTTCGCCAGTTCGCCATCCTTCAGCGCCAGCACAGCGGTATGCGCGTCGGTCAGGGATTTGATGTTTACCCCGGCATCGGCCAGCTGCTTGGTCAGCTTGTCGATCGCCTGGGCGCCTTGGTCGGTCGTCTGGACGGACAGGCCATCAACGATGACCGTACGCAGTGAATCAGCCATGTCATGGCCTCCTTGGGGGGTGTGTGGTTTATGGTCACCGATGCGAAGGTGCTCGCCACCCCGAGCGCGATGCTCAAGGCTGAGGTGATTCATTTTCATGGGGCCGAGGAAGCAGTCGTACTGCTCGCCCTCGGGGGAAACGCCATCCTGAAACACGACCTCGGCGCCGTAGCCCATGGACAGCTCGCGCTTGCCGGACTCGTAGTCCTCGATCGCCTTGGCGTCCATCAGCACCAGCGGCACCTTGACGAACTGCCCGTCGCGGACAACCTCGCCACCGGTTTGGCCGATCGCGACGTCTTTCCAGTTCTTGGAGTTGACGCCGTCCCCGCCCGGGTGGCCGTTGGTCATTGGCCGGTAGGCATACGAGTGCATGGCGTCAGCGTGGAAGACCGCGCTCTCTGGCCGGTACACACGAACGATTGGCTTATCCCGCAGGCCGTGTTCGTTGTCCGGGTCGATCTCGGTACCCAGATAATCCTGAATACCGGTGCGCGCGACTCGGGCCTCGGCCACCAGATAGCCGTCCTCGGTGCGCCGCACTCCCGTGACTGGCACGGAGTCGGTGAAGATCATGGGGCGAGCTCCTCGAAGATCTCTGGACCCAGCTCAATCGCGCCACGGTATGGCTCGACCTTGTCGATATCGACGCTGCCGGGTTCGTAGGTGAAGGTGATGTGGGGCTGATAGTCCGGCCAGTCCCAAGAGGCGCCAGCCTCAACGATGGAGACGTGCCGCCAAGCCAGTTCGGAGCTGTTGAACAGCAGCACCACCGCGCCTTCGCCGAACTTGTCGATCAGCCTTGCACCACCTGGTGCAATCTTGAGCTGACCCTTGCCATCGCCCGACCACGACTCGCCGACCTTCATCCAATCCACCGGGTTGCGGCTGTAGGCGACGGTGACGTGCAGGTCAGCAGCAGGGACAGTTGATTCGAAGCCCTGCGACTTGGCCCACGCGATGATCTCGGCGCCGTTGATGACCTTGCGGGATACATACAGGGAGCGAGGCGCGGCGTCAGTGATCGCTTTCTTCGCCACCGGCTGATCCGCAGCGGTGCCCGGCAGGTCGGCGTCGCCATCTTCGTCATCGGGCAGCTCGCGGCCGAACTTCTCGATCGCCGATTCCAGACCCGGCATAACGCTCAGCTCGACCAGCAGGTTCACTGCGGCGGTCGAGAGCGCATCCTCAGGGAACAGCCCGGAGTCTTTCAGCGCCTTGATGGTGTCCGCCGTGGTCTTGCCGATATCGGCCCGCTCTTTCGCCGTGGCCTGCCAGAGTGGCGCCCAGGTGTAGTGCACCTCTTTCGGCCGACTGCCGAGCGCGGAGCGGATCAACCCTTCGTCCAGCACGCTCATCGCTGGCTTGATCTCCAGCTTCTGGCGTGACGCGACGTTGTCGTAGTAGTTGCGGGTGTTCTCTTCGCCATTGGCGCCGAGCCCCGTCGAGGACTGACCGAACATGCGCGTGCCGGGGATATCGAAAGCGCCGGCGACGCCCTGCTCTGTCTTGGCGATCACCTCCGGCAGGTTGCCGAAGCTGGCCGACTTGGAACTGTGCGTCTCCTGTCCGTCGAGGATCAGCGTCCCGTTGATGCCTTTGGCAGTGGCAGCGAGACGCAAGCGCTCCAGCAGCAGGCGCTCGTAGTTCTTGTCCTGCATGCTCGACATCAGATTGGGGATGTTGATGACGTCGATCTTGGCCTCGTAGACCAGGCTGACCACGTTGGCGACCGTCTCGTCGTAGTGACGCACAGCCGGCATGGCCGATAGCAGCACCGAGTCGCCCCAGCCGAAGCCAGTGCCTACGGCAAGCTCGGAGTCTGGATGCGGCACGCCGACGAAGATGACAAGACGCGACGGGTGAATCTCCACCGTCGAACCGGGCAACCGGTAGGCCTTGGGCTTCCCAAAGCGTGGGCTTTGCGGATCCTGCTCGATCTCCGTGGCGCTCAATTGGCGGCGAGTCATCACCGTCAGGTACTTGATGCCACCCTTCCCGACTCGATCCGGCTTTAGCTCAGACGCCGTGTCACGCTCACCGGTGCCGATGAACACCGCAGCCCCGCCGAACAGGCGGGCGTTCAATAGGGCCTCCAGAATCTTGCCCTTGACGTTCAGGCGATCCTCTTCGGCTTCGATCAGCTCGATCTGAGCTTTGTCGGCCTGCCAGTTGCGCCAGTTGCGGCACGCGTCTACGGCCGGGATGCTCACGCCCTTCTGCGCCGTCCACGATCCACGGAAGGCGTTCAGCAGTTGCTGGTCGTCCATCACCGGAAGTGCATAGTGCGAGTGCGATGCCTTGTCGCGCGCAGTGCCCAGTCCTGCGACCAGGTTCTGCAGGCTGTCTTTCAGATAAGTGAATGCGCTCATTGGCCGCTCACGTTTGCGAGTGTGTAGGAGTTTGCGAGGCCGTACCGCTGGGCGATCATGTAGCCCATCGCATCCACCATGTGGTCGAACCCGCCTTTCTTGTCAGGGTCGCCTTTCTTGTCATAAACCTGCCGTTCAAGGCACTGCGTCAGCTTCGGACACTGGTCAATGTTGACCTTGTAGCGGCGCTCGCCGTAGGCGTTCAGGAACATGGCGTTGACTGCGTTCACGCGGTCTTTCACGCCCGGGTTCGTCGAATCGACGTACACGGCAAAGCCTGCCGTGCGAAGCAGCGACAGATCGGACTCGCTCGCGTTTTTGCTGCTGGTGTTCTGGCCGCTGGCATCCGGATACACCGCGATGCTGTGCCCTGGGAACCGCGCCTTGATCTTCTCGATCATCTCGGGCGTGTCGCGCACCGCATGGAACTCGTCGAGCGCCAGAGGCAGGCCGTTACGGACCACGTTGACGACCGCAGACATCTTCATGACGTTGAAGTCGATGCCGATGTGCAGTGCTTCACCGGGCTTGATCCGCTCGGTGGTGCGGCACTCCTCTCGGTTGAAGGTGTAGTAGACGACGCCCTGATAGTTCTCGAAGCTCGCCTCGTATTCCTGGCGGAATGTGCGCGGGTCCATCTTGCGGCGTGCCGCTTCGATCTCTTCCGGAGGGACGTTGCCCCCATCCACCGAGGTGTAGAGCCAGCTCTTGTGGTCAGGCTCGTTACCGGGCCGGCCATCCTGAAACGTGTCGTAGCAGTGGTTGAATCCCTTGGGTGTGCCGATGCGTAACGCGTGGCCACCCTTGCGCATGCCAATGCCCGGTATCGAGTATTGGCAGGTGGAAAGCATCGGGCGGAGGACTTCTTCCCATGCTTCCCATGGGCAGTCCGCCCATTCATCCACCAGAACGAAGAACAGACCGGAGCCGCGCAGATTGTCGTAGTTGTCGAGACCCACCACGCGCATGACGTGGCCAGACTTGAGCGTGATCGAGCATTCCGTTTCGTTCGGGCGGTGTGCACGCCACGCTTCAGGGATCGCCTGCTTCAGCCGACGCCAGAACACGCGCTTGGCCTGCTTGAAGGTCGGCGCGCCATACCAGATCTCATCTTCGACGCTCACACCCCATTCAGCAGCGAGTCGAGCAGCTCGGCGCATTTCAGCTTTGCCCAAGAACGTCTTGCCGAACCGTCGACCACACACCGCATCGCGGAAGCGCGCCTGAGGCTGGAAGCCCCAGCAATAAATGTTCGCCTGCTTCGGCGTCAGCTTTACCGGCGGGTCATAGGTACGGGGTAGCGGGGACATTCTCATCAGGCTCCAGGGTGTACTCAGCAACGGCGTGCTGCTGGTCCGCTTGGGAGCCCAGAGGTTTTTCAGGTTCGAGGCGACGATTCACGTAAACGTCGCCCACTTCTTTGGCTGCCTGCTCCAGCAACTGGGCAGTCAGCGCCATGTTCTTCATGTTCTCGGCCTTCTCGGCCATGCGCCCCAAGGTGCGAAGTCGATACGCTCGGTTGGCGATCGGGATCTCTGCCGTCTCTTCCCGAAACCTCTTGCGGGTGTCGTTGAACAGCGTCTGCCACTTCACGTGCAGGTTGCGTCCAACGTACTTGGTTGGGTCGTATGCCTCGCACTGCTGGCGGGTAACTTCGAGCCCAAATCTTTCTTTGACGGACGCCACCACTTGCGATGGCGTGTCAAAGCAGGCGAGAGCCTGTACGACAAAGGCTTTCACCTCGTCTCTGAGTGCGGCCATAAGTGGGCATCCGTCAAAGTACTGTCAAAGTCAGGCCGACTTGAGCAGACAGGTTCCGCAGGCCCTCGATATGTTCAATTTCCCCACCTCGGCAGGACTGTTTGCAGCGTCCACCAGCTCTTGCACTTGAGTGCTTGCACCATACCGACGCACTACACCTACGAACTCTTCAACGTCATGCCCACGCATCTCAAGCTTGGGCAATCCTTCCTGGGTGAACTTGGGTGCGCCGTACTGATCGGTCGCTTGAGCGATGTGATAGAGCTCATGCTCGACCAGTGCGCAGAAGTCAGCGTCGGAGCAATCCGCGCAGTAGTCGGCAGCCAGGGTGATGATGTAGGCCGGCACGTCGCCGAACCAATCCAGCATCTGTTGTTCCATTCGGGCCTTCTGCCAGCCACCGGCGCGGAACGCTACCTGCTCGGCTTGACCGACTACCGTGCGCCCTTTCTTCGTGAAGGCGGCAGACGCCCACATCACTCGAATGTCCGCATCGATCAGATGTGCGTGGTCTTCGTTGTAGACGCTGCCGGTGTCAGAGAGGATCTCGGTCTGGAGCCACTCCCACACTTCAGGCGCTGGGATCAGGCGGATACCGAAGCTGGACATCTCAGACGTGTTGAGCAGTGATTCAGGCGGCATTGGTCGATTCATTTCATCTCCATCCGCCCACTCAACTAAGATCAGTTGCACTCAACAAGGGAAATCCGTAAGTGAGCCATCGCATTGATGAAACAGCTGTGTTGAAGGCCGCATCAGAATGGGCGGAGCGAACCGGGAGGAACACCGAGACGGTAAGCTCAACCGCTCAGGACGTCATGGTCAGGCTTAAGTCCAAGCTCACTGCTTCCGAATATCAGGGAGCGCTCAAGCAGCTTCATGTTCAATACAAGAGAGGCATTGGCTCCTGACCAGTGTCGCGACACAATTTGCACTCTCGCGAAACGTGTCGCGTGCTACTTGCTCTGACTGCGCTTGATCTGCGCGTCCACCTGATCTGCGCAAGTGTCGAGCAGGTTGATGGCTTGGTTCTTCAGCTCCCACAGCTGGCCGTTGTCGGCGAGGTCTTCATCAGCTACCCGCTCGCAGGGCACCAGCTCAGGGGGTTCGACTCTTACTGCCGCTGTCTTTGTTACCACTGGCGGCTTTCCCGCGCAGGCCGTCAGGCAGAGGCTGAGCAGCCCAATCACGAACAGGCTTGCTGTTGCGTTTGAGTTCTTCAAAGTTCTTCTCCGCCTTTCTGGCTTTGGCCTGACTGGCCTGTAACCGCTTGTTCAGGTCTTTCTGGTAATCGGCGTTGCGCTGGGCTTCGGCGCGCAGTGTGGTGATCGTGGCTTGGCTTTCGAGGTTGGCGTCCACCGCCTTCTTCTTCTCGCTGGCTTCGAATGCCACCTCCCCGCGAAGGGCGACGACGCGCGACTGTTGAATCCCAATGAGCAGCAGGCCGACCAGGGCGATGATGATTGCAGCAGCGAAGGCCTTCATGCGGCATCCGCCTTGCGACCGAGGAAGCGGGTCACCAGCTCGCGAATGGCTGTCACGCCGAGGAAGCCGATCGTGCCACCGGCAGCGATCGATAGGCTTGAAGGCCAGGCCATCCACTCAATAACGCTGGACGCGACCAGACTCAGCGATCCGCAAATCAGCGCCTCGAAAATGATCCGGCGCACGCTGGTTTCTTTTCCGTCGTAGATGACGCGAAGCAAGCAAACGGTGATGGCCATGATGACGCCCGCCATTAGCGGATTGCTCAACGCCAGCCAGAGCTTGGCCCATGTGTCTGGCTTGTCAGGCATGTTTGGCATCCGGGTTGCCTCCCCCTTGGGGAGATTGATAAATCCGGCGTCCGCTGCACTCCCAGCTCGGGGCAATGGGTGTGGGGAGCCGAAAACGATAAGCCCCTGCGAATGCAGAGGCCCTGAATAGGTGCGCTCGTCTTTCCGAGCTGTCGGCCAAAGACTTTCCCAGCGTCGACGCCCCTTTGCATCGATCTCGCTGTTCCTGTCTCGCGCCACCCTGAAAGCATTGTGAGGTCAGGGTGCACGGGCTGCCGGCGTTGATCCGTGCGTCGCACTATCCGGCTATCGACGTCCAGGCCTTCCCGAAGGCTGCCCTGGCTACAGGTGAAACTTGGTACATCTGGGAAAGCATCCACTTGGGTAGCGGCTTTCCTCGGAGGTACAAAAAGCCCGGCGCGCATGTCCGGGCTTTTTCTGTTGCTTCCAGGCGTATTCAGCAGGGGGTCAGGCCGACGCCATCAGGGGCAGGCTTGGCCGAGACCATCACGAAGTGGTTGCTGGATGCGCGCAGATTAGAGGCCAAGCCATCATCACCGGACTGGCTACCCGTTCGCCACATGGCGAGGGTCAGCTCCATGCGTTGCAGCGCAACACCTTGCGGCTCGGCCACCACGTATGCGACGCGGTAGGCTCGAGTCAGTGGCTCGGCGAGCGCCGACATGGAGAAACAGGACAGGCAGCCGGCGAGCGCCAGACCCAGATAAGCAGAGAGTCGCTTAACCATTCGGCATTCCTTCTGGTGGTTTTCTTTGGACAATAAAAAACCCGGCACGGTGGCCGGGTTTCGTTCGTCAGTCCTACACACGCAGGAATGACAGGATGGGTGAATAATGCGACATGGCGACATGACATTGCAAGCCCTTTTGAGGGACTATTTTATGCCGCCTCGCCTTCCAGCACTCCAACCGCTTCAAGCATGTGCTGCGCCTCGACCAGAGCCTCGTTCACAAGTGACTCCAGGCCGTCCTTGATGGCCTTGTTCCAGCGCTGGTAAGTGCGCTCTGTAAGCCCTTGGGAATCCCAGTTCGTCATGTCGTAGTTCGAGTCGGCCAGGACGATCATCTCGCCGGGCTTGTCCTCTGCTACCGCGCGCGCATGCTTGTTGGCCCGGGCGACGTCAGCGTCCGCTGCCGCGTTGCGCCAATCCCACTGCCCCTCCTCCTTGTTCTCCCGGTGTTTCGGCGCCTTGATCTGGGCAACCGCTCGCTGAATGCCCTTCACCTGCTGCGGCACCGCCCACACCAAGACGGCCTGTTGCGTGAAGCGCTGCGGTGCTGGGGTCTTCACCACGGCGACCAGCCGGCCGATGGAATCGATCTTGCGACCACGGTGCGTGCTGTACTTCGCCACTAGGGCGTTCCAGTGCCTCGGGGAAAGCTGGGCGTGCAGGAGCTTGTGCACGATGCAGTCAGCCAACAGCGCGGCATCCTTCCCGGATATCTCGCCCTTGAGCTTGCTGGCCTGCACCCGGGGCTCGACGTTGCATCCGCCGGAACTGTTGATCGTCTCGGCTGCCAAGGCCCGGACTACGGCGGAAATCACGTTGCGATAGGTCATGCTGCAGCCCTCTTCAGTTCGCGGGTCTTAGCCCGGTAGTCGGCGGTGATCGCCTTGAGTTCTTCTACGGTGTGCTTGCGCGGTTCGTGGTCTGCTTCGAGCGCTTCAACAGCCTCCAGACCGATGCGGGCAATCAAACCGGTGCGGAATCCTTGCGAAACCGTCTGGCCCTTTCTGGCGTACTTGGATGACCCGGCATTGCAGCTCTTACACTGCAACCAGATGTTGTTCGGCACCAGCCGCAGCTCGGGCCGTGCGCCCTTGCCAAGGAAGTGGCCGGCATCGAACGCACCTCCAGTCTTCCAGCCCTGCGCCGCCAGAATCGATTCCTGCGACTCGCCGCAGCTCATGCAACCGCTGCCGATGCTCAGCTCATAGGTGCGCCGATAGTCGCGCACAGCCTTCTCGGCATCCTTGAGGTGATCGCCGCGACTTTTCAGGGCCTCTTTGCGGACCTTGATCTCGCGGCGACCGAGCTGGGCGATCGCCTTACTGGCTCTCTCGCTATTCGCCGGCGCAATGGCCAGCGCACACTTCGGACTGCAAACCGCTTGCCCCAAGCGCTGCGGCTGGAAGCTGATGCCGCACGCTGGGTTCTTGCACTTCTTCGGCTTCGGGGCCTTCTGTTCCTTGATGGCGGTTCGCATCAATACCGTCCTCCCCACTTGTCCTGCTCAGTCCAGCGAACGTCATGCTCGGCGCCAAAGGCATGCATCAACTCGAACAGATCGCTGAACCACTTCTGCGACTGCTTGCGGGTCGATACGGCCATCACCACGAAGCCGCCATCGAGGCCAGGCTCCGCGCGCTGCTTCTCCAGCGAGGCACTGAAAAGGCACTTCCAGTCCTCACTGGTCAGCTTCTTGCCGTGCCAGATCACTTGCTCGGATACGTCCTTGAGCATTGCCCACATCTTGCGGTTGCAGACGTCAGGGCGCTTCTCGTCCTTGATGACCACGATCTTGGGCTTGGTGAAGTCGGTTGCATGCAGGACGCCCATGAGGCGGCTGATATCGCGTTGGCTGCGGATTGCGAACTCGTTCATGCCGCAACCTCCGTCGCCATAGCATTCGTGTGTTTCTCCACCAGGTGGGAACGTGAGACGAACGCATCGACGACGAACCCTCCGAGATCGATTGCGAGCGGATCACCGTTGCCCTGGCCGCGCGGCACGTAATACTTGCGATCCTCGCGGCCTTGAACCGGGTCAATCACGAAGTAACCCTCATCGGTCACCTCGATCAGGATCTGGTGATTGCCAGCTTCGATATTGAGTGACGGCGCCGTGCAGAGATAAACACCCTCGTCCGCCAGCGGCGGGTTGTCGACACTGAAAAACGCCGTGTATTTGATCCCGAGGTATTCGAGCATTTCGCGCATGGTCAATTCGCCCTCGCGGTAAGCCTTGTGCAACTCGTCGATGACCTCAGCAGCAGGTCGACCGGCAAGCATCGCGAGGCACGTTGAAACGCAACTCACCGGGCACGGTTGCATCTGTCGAACGATCAGTGGATTCATGACTGCTCTCCCTTGCTCATGGCCGACAGGATGTCGTGTAGATACCCTGTCGCCACACTTGGCTGCTTTCCTGCGGAATCACACAGCTTCTGTACGAAAGCTGTAGCGCTATGCAGGCGTTTGGCATCCTTTCGAAGCGCCTCGTTCTCGGCCTTGAGCCGGTCGCGCTCGATGGTCACTGACAAGGTCTCGGTGATGGCCCGCCCAACCTCTTGATGCACTGTCACCTCGGCGGAAACCCCAGCAAGGCGAAACTGCGTGGCAAGCCGCTCGTTCTCCTCCAGCAGCTCCAGCGCCACCTCCTCCACGGTCTTCTCCCCGAGGAATTCCTGCAGCGCCTCGGTGTTGCGCTTCCAGTCTGCGCAGTCGGCACGGTAGGACGCGGCCTCGGCCCACAGCAGCTTCTGGAGTTTTTGTTTGTCGATGGTCATGTCAGAACCCTTCCTTACCGCGTTGCGATTCCCAGTCGAACGGCACAACGATCATTCCGCCCTCGCGCAGGCGGTCGACGCAGCGGTCCCCCATTGCGGCCGGCAACTGGCTGGCTTCGAGGTTGGAGATCACCACCGTCGGGCGCTCCTGCTCGTACCGGCCGTTGATGATTGCGAACAGGGTCGTCAGCTCGAAGTCACTCGGCTGCTCCTTGCTCACGCCTACCTCGTCCAGCACCAGCAGATCGGGGTCGATCAGGCTCGACAGAATCTCGGCCTCGCTGCGTTCGCTGTGCTTGTCGTACGTGGAGCGGATCGCCTGAAGGATTGCGCCGACAGTGCGGTACACGGCCGTGCGCGACGTGTTGTGCAGCAGTTCGTTGGCCATGCCGGCGCCGAGGTGTGTCTTCCCGGTACCGGGCTTGCCGATCAGCACCATGCAGCGACCGGTCTTCAGGATCTCGTCGAAGATCTGCACGTAGTGCTGGCAGAACCGGAGGGCTTTGCGCTGGCCGTCGTTCTCGGCCTGGTAGTTGCCCAGGGTGCGAGTGGTGAAACGCTTCGGGATCAGCGCATCGCCAAGCTTGCGAGCGAGGGACATGCGCAGCTCCATCGACTTGTTGGCCTGCTCAGCGGCTTCGGACTTCTCGCGGGCAATACGGCTGCACTCTGGGCAATTGCTTTTCAGCTCCCGACCCAGCACAGGAAAGACCCGCTGCTCGTACGCGCCGTGGGTTTCGCACTCGGCAGGCTGGATGCGGGTGCCCGGTGGCAGCTCCGGAGTGGCTTGGACTGGTTCAGAGCGCATAGCTGCCGTCCTCCCGCTGTTTTAGGCCGGCGTGATAGTCACGCTCAGCGAAGCCGGTGTGGCGAGACTGAGGGAACGGGTGCACGTTGCTGGATGGCTTGACCTCGTCCTCCCAGCGCTTGCCGTTGAGCCAGGTGGTCGGCATTGGGACGTACTTGCCGCCGTCCTTGAGCCAGTCACCAGACACAACCTGCGCGGCGAGTCCTTTGGCGATCAGGTTGAACAGTTCGTCAGTGACCTTGAGTTTCGTCCACGCCTTCAGAGCCTTGGCTTTGTCCTGCTTGCGTGGATAGAGCGCCCAGAACTTCGGGAACAGATCGAGCGCCTCGCTCACCGCAGGTGCGCAAGTCTTTTGATCTACTGATTCTTGGTTAATGGTTAGTGGTTTATGGTTATTGGTTAGGTGACCATCCGTGCACGCTTCGTGCACGAGTGGTGCACGCTTCGTGCGTTTGGCTTCCTCGCGCTTCTCTGCGATCTCTTTATTTTTCAAAGCAGTAGCGTGATAGGCGGCAATTTCATCCTGAATGCGCGCCTGGACGTAAACGCCATCGACAAGCTCAAAGAACTTGCGCAAAACAAGCTCAACTGCGTCGATTTCTTCCTTGTTGCGTGCCCAGCACCAGTCAATTGCTTCTTCCAAAGTAGGGAAACGTTCGCGGTCATAACAGGCATCGAGGAGCAGCGTATAGGCGCCGTGCTCAAGCATGGTGAGGCGACCAGCCTTCTTGTGGTAGTCGCCTATGTTTCTCTTGAAGTAATGCATCATGCGACCCCCTTGAGATTGGTTGGCCGGAAAGCTTCGAGCGCGCGCAGCGCGGTGTGGTGACGACGCTTGGCGTTGTATTCGGCTTTCTTGGCAGCACGAACGCGCTGGAACTGCGCCTCGGTGAAATCCATCACAGGGAGGAAGGCCTCGTTGTATGGGTCGAACTTCCCGTCAGGTCGGCCATGGGCTCGGAAGTAGGTGTCGTACAGCGAGCGCAGTTCAGCCTTGAGGGCCTTTTTAGTGTTCTGCGCATTGAAGTGCTCAAGCGCAGTAGTGGCGGCGCGTTCGATCAGCTGCTGATAGGTAGGACCGGTCATGCCAGGTCCCCCTCTGTCGCCTTGCAGTGGCAGAACTGACCATCCCAGGTCTTTTTCATTGGGAGCTTCTGAGCCATGTACAAGTCGTGCAGACGCTTGGCGCCCTCTTTCAGCAAGATCGGCGTGTACTTGGCAAAGGCATCCATCCCTTCGTTGGAGATGGTGGTCACCTTCTCCGTGAGGTATTTGTCGCGGGCGATCGAGCCGACCCGGAACTTGACCGATCGATTCTCGTCTCGCTCCGAATTGAAGATCCATTTGCGGGCCAGCAGCGCGTTGTTGACCTGCTGGCAGTTGACACCATTCAGGCGCTTGCAGAATTGCGTTGGCGTCATGCCTACCTGGAAGATGGATTCAAGGCTGGCGATCTTCTCGGCCTGCTGATGATTCTCAACGCGCAGCACCGCCGTTTGCTCGATCTGATCGGCATAGAGGCGAAGAGCTTCGGCATATGACGGGAGAGCTGCCGGCTGACAGCTCTGCTCCTCCAGCGCAGTCATCCTGTCGAACACCAGAGCTTGAAGCTCGTAGCTGTAAGACATCGCCATCAAGCAGGCTTCGCGCTTAGGGAAGATATAGATGCGCCGGACTACCTTGCCCCCGCTTCCATTGGCGTAGGAGTCAGTTCCCAAAAAATTGGGAGCTGCTTTCCCGATAACGCGCGGCACTTTCGCCATAAAATGATCATGGCGAAGCTCCGGCTGCCCCTCTTCTTTCGTTGAGTTGATGAAATCGACCAGCTCGATACTGGTCATCGAAACCCGCGACACGTTTTCAGAACCAGCAAAACGTGTCGCGACATTGGCGGGGGTATTGCTCGTTAGGCTTGAGTGGTGCATTATTCGCTCCAGACATTAGTTGTAAGCGCTGCACATGAAACCGACCTGATCCGTCGGTTTTTTTTGTGCCTGTGGTTTGAGATCTTTAAGTGTCACTTTTGAGGCCCTCTTTGGGCGTCAATTGGTACAGCTTGGCTTTGGGTCGCCTCATAAGTGAGGGTCCTCCCATTGCCAGAAACTCGATGGCAATCGCCTCGAGTGCTTCGTCGATGCCTAAGCCTTTCTTCAGTGCAAAGGCCGCGACTCGCCGCTTCGCACCATCACTCAGGTGCTCGTAGTCAATTTCAGGCACTGGTCACCTCCAAAGGGCCTCTATGCGGCGCTAGACTTCTTCTCGTTTTTGCTCAGCGCTTCGATTGCACCGTTTTCAACAGCCCACTCGATCATTTCGTACAGGTAGGTCGCGTGCTGCATCTCGGCCCGCTCGGCCGCCCGGTGCAGGATTCGGTCAAGGGTTTTGTTGAAACGCACCTTCCGAGGCGTGTCACGCTTGTGTGATTGATCGGCGTACATTTGTTGCTCCTAGCGGCTGATAAATGGGTTTAAGCGGCGGATTTGGATTTGCTTGGCGGGAACGCATCGTCCAGTCCGCACTTCGCCCCGAGGGTGTTCAGCGCATCAACAATCAGCCTTGCCTCGGTAAGGCCGGGCACTCGAAGGCCTGCCTCATAGTTGGCAAGGCGCGACTGGTTCCAGCCGAGCGACCGTCGAAGGTCGGCCTGGGTGATCCCTGCTTTCTCTCGAATTTTGCGGACGTGGTTCATGGGTTCGTTCCTCTGATGCATAACCAAAGGATAAAACACGTTCCGTGTTAATAGCAAACACAATAAGTGAAAGCCCGATATTTCATTTCGTGATGAAATTCCGGGCATGAACGAATCTCTAGGTCAGCGCATCAAGCGCCTGCGCAAAGCAGCTCAATTATCCCAGGCACAATTGGCGGAGGCTTGCGGCTGGAAATCCCAGTCGAGAGTTGGCAATTACGAGGTTGGCAGTCGTGAGCCGACCCTGGCCGATATCGCCGCCATGGCTAAGGCTTTGCGAGTTGATCAATCAGAGCTGCTACTGGATACGGGGAGCGGCGGCGCCGTGGCGCCCTCTTCCCCTCTTTCTGCTGCCGACATGGTTCGGGACATGCTCGCCCAGAAAGGAAAAGGGCTATCGGTTGAGGCGCGCGCTCGAATTATTGCGGCTGCAGAAGAGCCTGACGATGCGCCGGCGGGTTATTTCCCTGGTGGCCTTTCCAGCCTGCGCCCAACGAACGACGAGATCCTAATCCCTCAATACGACATCCGTGCCGCAATGGGCCACGGCCAGGTTCCGCCTGAGTACAACGAGGCGGTCCGTAACCTTGTGGTGCGGGAGGCGATCTTGCGTGAGAAGGGAGTGACCTACACCGCAGCCAGTGCACTAGCCATGATCACTGGCTGGGGCCAGTCGATGGAAGGCACGATCAATGACAAAGATCTGGTGATCGTAGATCGCGGGATAAAGGAGTTCATTGGCGAGGGAATTTATGTGATGACCTGGCACCAGGAGCTGTACATCAAGCGTGTCATGCGCCTCGACGAAGACAATTACCGCCTGATCTCGGACAACCAGCATTACGAAAACCAGACCGCCCGGATCGATGACGTGACGATCCACGCGAAGGTTCTGTTCATATGGAATGGCCGTAAGGCCTGATGATATCTAAGAGCAATAATTAAAGCGCTTCGAGGACTATACATGCACAGGACAGCAACTTTCGTAGATATCAGAATTGAAGCGTTCGGCATCACCAAAGCTAAAGAGCATCCGATATTATTCAATGCTGACCCCAAATCAATGCGCACATTGTCAGACCAGGTTATGCAGCTCTGGAACAATGGAAATCAGTTCGTAAAAAAAGGTAGAACAGATTCATCTGCAAGACTATATCTTGCAGATGTTGAGTTACAACAAGACAAACTAGTTTTGCTTATTAACAGAAGCGATCCGACGGCTCCCGATGCAGTCTCATCAGACCCAGACAACAAAAGCCGGGTGGTGCATAAAAAACCCTTCAATCACGGAAGCGAATACTCAGCTCACGTCGTTATCGGGCTAGATTCGACCGTCGGCGATAACTATTACCTTTGCATAATCGAAACCGTATACGGCTCGGGTTTACACTTGAGCAGTATCAGTGACTACCTGAAATCCATCATCGCTGTACTGCGGAAACAATTCGCTGCTGAGTACTTAATTCCTCACGCTGCCGGAATAAAGACGAAAAGCGGCGATCCGGTAATGGTCCGGCACGTCCACGTTTTGGAGTTGCAGGGGCATCCATCTGATTCGTTCCAAGCGGATCTTGATACGGGCGTTTTGTCAGGTATAGACCTGATAAATTTTTCCGGTACTGGGGCCGCCTGGGATGATAAAGGTGCCATCACGGAACACCAGAAAATCGTTCAGCTGAAGCCTACGTCTGGGCTGGTAGGCTCGGCAGCTAATGCTATCAGACAGGTGAGGGCAAAGGTTAGCAAAACCCATTCTGAATACCAGCATATGCGTGTTCGTTTCAGAACCGAGTCTGGCGAAAGTAAAGACGCGACAATTGCTTCTGACACAGGCAAGTTAATCGATCTTGAGAAATATGTTAAACGACACACTATTCCGTCGCCTATTTCGGATACGAATAGCTTTGACAAGATAAACAAGGCTATAATTAAATCCATCTTTGCGCTAATGGTGTAGCCATGCTTATAGGCCAACTAGCAAAACCGTTAGGATATTTGTTTATCAAGCACCCCTACAAATGGATTGTTGATTGGTTATATCCCACAATATTATGCGCAGTTTTCATGATCGCAATTTGCAACCTATCCACCATTGACGTCTTCTTTCGTCCCGGCGGAATACTTTCACTAATATTAGGTTTTGTACAATCTCTACCCGGCTTTTACATAGCAGCGCTTGCAGCTATAGCTACCTTCGGCAGACTAGATATAGATGATATATTGCCCGAACCGACACCAAAAGTAGTAGTTAAACTGCGAGGAACGGACAATATCATTTCTTTGACTCGCAGACGTTTTTTGGCAATGTTGTTTGCTTTCCTGACCGCAGAAAGCGTTATTCTTACAGCGCTTGCGATTGTTTTTATACCGCTCTCCTCCGACATACAGTCTCTCAATCTAATTTTTGAGGGGTCTGGGAAATGGATTGCAATCGCTTTGTCGTTCATCTATATGATTGGTTTTTTCCAAATGATACTAGCCACTTTCTGGGGACTATATTATTTAGGTTACAAGCTTCAAGAGTAAGTGCAGAATCAAACACCGCGCCTCAATTAATCAGCCCGCCACCAAGCGGGCTTTTTAATGCTCGTCAGAATGGCGCGACCTCCTCCACCTTCATGAACTCGTCAGGTACCTCCGCCTCATGATCGTTCTCTGATGACGCCTCCCACTTGAGCGTCACCGACTCATCATCGTTGAACGTAATTTCTATACCGTCCGTTTCGGACAGCACGCCCATCACCTCCTCCCACTCTCGATCTCCATCCGTATCCAGGCGATGGATCGTCACCCACCGCTGATCCTGCGCGATAGGGTGGTTGATCATTGATGAGACGCGAAGCCCTAGTCTTTCGATGCCCGTCATCCCGTGGCGCTCCTGTGGTGCCTGATTCTTGCTCTCCATTGATCCCCCCTAGAACTGTATATTCATCCAGTTAGTGGGTGGAGCATATATCACGTGCCGTGAATTCGGAACCCTTCGATCGGTTGGATTTTTATATCCGCCTGCAAAAATAAATCACATTGCGTGTTGACGAATAAAGCACGATGCGTGATAGTTCACCCATCGCAGCGACACATAGCCACTGCGAAGGGCCTGAACAGACCCGCCGCTCTTTAACAACCCAAACCATTCGCGGATCGATCCCCGGAAACGGGCAGCCCTTGAGGCATCGCTGGAAACGGCGAACAACGCGAACCATAAATTTCGATCCCCATGTCAGCTCTGGAACTGAAACACGCCCGGCTCTGGTTACCGGACCAGGTCGACCTGCTGATGCATCTGGATTCAGCAGTCACCGACCTGCGCTGTGAGCACTCCCTGCTGGAGCCAAGATGAGGCGCTTTACCGGCAAAGTGCGAAGCGGTGACTTAAATGCGCCTCCCGGGATGGCGAGTAATCCCGTACCGACAGCCAGATGATCAAGCCAGTGACGGCCGCCAGCAGCGGGTCACGGAGAACAGATTTACTGATGCCGCTTCGATGAGGCGGCATTGTTGAATTCAGTGAGGGCAAGACGATGCCAGACCCAAACAGCCCAAACGGCTGCTACCAGCGCCACGGGTACACGGTTGAGCGAACTCTGCGCAAGAGCGGCGCCGGCCACCACCGAGCAATCTACGACCAGAACGGTCAGCAGGTTCTGAATCGCGCCGGATACGACGCAGAGATTCAGTTCTGCACTGAGCGAGGACTGATGCTGAAAGAAGACCAGGTCCCGCTGCAAACCGCGTAGCTGCCATCCGCAGCGCTTGAAACGGAATACATGGGCCTGATCCCCGACAGCCTGTCGTTAACTGCCCGATCCTCTCTATGAGAGCGCATCGGGGTGTGATCTGAGTGTAAGCGCAGGCGATGCGCTAAGCGTGATGGGTGACCGGGTTCCTAGGCCGGGTGACCAGAGCGTGACCATGTAGCTCAGTTGGTAGAGCGGCCTCGCAAAAGGCGCGCCGGTGGTTCGAATCCACCCATGGACGCAGGTTCGCAACCTGCCAGATCACACCTCGATGCGGACGAAACTGCGGCCTATAACCGCCCACCTGCATGCAGCACCCCAGAGACCGGCGAGCGCCCGCCAAGATGCCAACGGCGCGCATTGGAGGATGACCATCATGAAATAGATCATCGGTTCACCCGCGCGGCGCGGCAAGCCTGAAGGCCGGCGCCCATCACTCATACAGGCAGCGGACAGTAGGCCGTCGATGTCACCGCGCATCGGCCGAATGCGGTAGGCCACCCCAGCGCCCGAAGACAATTTGACGCTGCAAACCCGGTCTGTCGCCAGCAGCGAGACCGGGCCACCCTCCCCCGACCAATCCCGAATGCACTCCCTTCCGCGCCCAACGGCAACCAGCGGAGCGGATGAGTGCATCCGAGTTTTGTTGGATCAACACCCGCCACCACGGAGGCGACCATGGCAACCAGCTATGCAGACAGTGCGCAGGCCCGAGAGTGGGATAGGCGCTACG